TGCGGCTCTAGTTTTTGCTGGTAAGTATTAACCTCACCACAGCATTTAGTCATCCATGTACGTGTGTTTGTGTATGGGTCAACACCAATGTCAAAAGGGCTTAGTGTCTCACTGCATATCTCACAGCTCTCGGCAAAGTAAGGCAAAGCCTCATAAGCGCCATAAAGTTTCTTTAGTATTGAAATGTACATTGCATCTTTATTGTCCATCATGATTTGCCCTATCTCTTATCTCTTGTGTTTCTTTGTCCATGCACTTGTAAGCCTGTGTGAGTAAGTCTGCACAGTGGTCACAGTCCATGCTTCTTAGATTCCTTGTGAGCCTTAATAAAGTCATCAAGGTTGTATGAAACTCCAACTGCCACCTGCTATTGTTTTTTACCGATCTGCAATTACTGTAATGATCGCCTTTGTAAAGCAATTCAGGTGGGCACTTGCAACTCATGATCGCTCCAAATCTAGTGCGATAAATGTGTCACATGGCCATTCCTCATCACAGCACACACAATTCTTAGTCCATTTGCAGTTATCACATGAGCCATCAGTCTTGCCACATAACAAGCACTCATCCCTTGGCTCTAGCTTTATGTGTATTGCTCTGGCTTCCTCAATGGCTGCCTGTAGCTCGTACAGGTCAGTGCATACACAATGACAATACTTGCTGTGTTCAGGATGGCTCATGAGCGATCAAACTTTGGATCACACTGCGGCTCATTGTCACAGAAATAGCCGGCATAAGGCTTGCCATTCTTTTTAGAGATACCACTACGCCTAACCATTGGACCATGTAGGCAGTTAGGTATTTCGGGTGCTTGCTCTACATACTCTAAGTCCCACGGATCCAGTACTGGTTCGCGTAACTCCTGCGCTTCACTGGGGATTCCCCAGTCGCTGGGTGGCTCTTGCACCACCGGCACTTCCTTTGACTTGGCTGGGCCGGGTGCTTGGCGCTCTCGGCTACCTATGATTTCCTCTTTGCTGCTTAAGCCCTTAGATGTGCCAATGTTGAGGCTCGCACATGCGCGTCCCCAACATGCTGTCTCCAAGTTCTGCAGCTCTGATCCATTTGTGTACGGGCTCTTGCCTACGATCAATTCAGATGCAGTGCCAATGCCCGGCAGTGGATCCTCTGGTGTTCTGTAGGCTCTAGCAATGCCCCACATCTTTAGTGGATCGCCGTCCATGACACCCATGAACTCGAACTGAATCGAGCCCTCGGGGTACTTCTCATAAAACATTGCCACGCGCTCGGCAACCGTAACGTAATTACTGATGTCAAATGCCATTAGATTTTCCATCCATCTCTTGCCATTTGTGCCTCAATGGATGATCCAACGGGATGACGTTTCTTAGCCCACTTGATTTGCTTTTGTTTGTGATGCTCATTTTCAACCATCATTCCGACCAAACAGCCGACTGCAAAAAATAAGCTAAAGCCGATTATTGTTAGCATGCCCTGATTCCTATTCTTAGAATGTAAGCCTTGGCGCTTACATGAATAGTTTTAGCACGTTACACAGGATTCGCACAAGCACTTTCGTAAAATAGGCGTGTTGTGGCTTGTGTTCAAATGTTCTTGGACCACTAGATGTAGTGAATCTACCTTATTTATCAAGTCTGGTAAGGATTTTCCGCCATTGGCGTAAGGCTGGATGGCATAAGTCATGGTGTCTATGTAGGCCTTTATGGGTTTAACTATGCCCCATTTGACCAGCATTCCAGCAAGGGTAAGGATTGCAATTAGGGCAGCTGCCAGTTGCCCGGCAGTAATTAAATCGCTCATGAGATAGCCAACTTGATTTCACGTGTAGTAAGTGTGGCTTTGCCATTGGCCTTGAGCTGCAGGGCTACTGGCTGGCCTTTCTTTGCTTGGAATATCCAGACATCTTTCACAAATGTAGTGCCGCCTTTATTCAGGCTGAATGTCTGATAACCAGTTGCATCATTTATACCCTTGGGATCACGTACCCATTTGATCGTCAGCTCTGTTGCGCCACCGATTTTAGGTGTCTTGATGTTTAGGTATGTGGCAAACAATGCGCCAGTAGATGTGTCTGCATTAGGTATGACACTAAATAAGCCATCAACTTCTAGTGTGTTGTATTGATTGGGCTTTAGAGTTTGTGTTGGAATGCGGCTTGAGGCATCTGATTTACGGCTAATGTATTGGCTCATGCTTTGATCCATTTCTCTGGATTTCTAAACTTAATTGGATTCCATGTACGGCTGGCAAGTATTTGGAAGTGTAGGTGTGGCCCTGTAGATCTACCTGTGTTGCCTGATGTGCCCAGCAACTGCCCCTGACGGACTCTCTGACCGACTGCTACATTCACACCGTCTAGGTGGCAATAGCCAGCCCACAGGCCTGCTGTGCCGTCTGGAAAGGCATCATTGTCCACTATGACATGTAGGCCAAAAGCCCAGCCCCAGCCTTTTTTGTAGATGTGCTTGCCAGCGTGTACGACTACGCCCGGCACAGCTGCTACAACTGGTGTACCAATGGCTGCTCTGTAATCAATGCCCTTGTGTATTCCGCCAGTGCGGTACTTAGCCCCGTACGGGAATGAAACAATGCCAGACTTAATCGGTTTCATCTAAGTTGGCCCTGCCGTAATTGTTGTATTCTGGGTTTAACCAGTTAATCAAAATAGGTAATGCCGACACTATTCCAATGGTCAATGCTGGATGAATACCAAGTGTATCTGCGTTAATAAGCACCCAGCCCAAAACACCAGCACCAAAGACTCTAATGAAAGAGGCAATGGGACTGTGTGCGAACCAAGTCAATACGCTCATTTTTTGGCTTTAGGCTCTGGCTTTGGATCAACTTTGTTTGTGATCTCTACATAGCAACAGCCACAAATGACTGTTTCTTGGCAGTCAACAACCAAGATTTGAATGCCACCATTTTCACAAGTTTGAGTTTCACAAGTTACTAATTTATCCATGTTCTTATCCTAATTCGTTAGCAGATGTCATCTGTGTAGCAATAAATGTGACTGCTCGGGATGCGCTGGATGAGTTGTAAAGGTTGCCAGCAGTTGTTGATGTGGCTATGCCTGATGATGGGCCTGAAAGAGTTGTACTAGTTGATTCAAAGCTAGTAATCATCATCGGGGTTAATGTAAATCTGCCTGATGGGAATGTAATTGATACGGATGAGTTAGCAGCTACAGTTGCTCTACCGGTACGCATCGAGAAAGCAATAGGTCGGACAGTGCCACTGATGTTGTTTACGATCTGATTGGGAAAACTTGCCGAGCCCAAGCGAGTGTCAATGGCATCGCCAAGAGATTCAATCGCAGTCGCGCCGTTAGTTACTAGATCAGTGCTTGTGGGAACTGGCCATCCAAATACTGGGGTGGTTGTTGCCATTTATAGGTCCTGCCATTCTTGTGTAGGGAAAGCCACTCCGTAGCTTGTCCATGTGTAATTGTACGGGATCTGATCCCAGTTTTGTGTGTTGTAGACCTGTAAATAAGGTACGAGTGTCAAGTCCAATAGATACTCATTGCGGTTGATCGTGTAATTGCAACCGATTGTCAAATAGTCCTGTGTGCCACCCATTGCTTCTGGCGCTTCGACTGTGACTCTTAAGCCAAGTGGCCCATACACAAGCGCACTGCGGCCCCCAGCACCATCAAATGCAGGGTTTAAGAGATTCATGCTGATTTGCTTGGTGCTTAACAAGGGATAAGCAGTTGAATTGAGAATCTTTTGGCCTATATCATTCAAGTCGTTTTGCAAGACGATGCATGTGTCCAGTGATCCTGTTCGCTGACCGTACCTAGAGATTGCATCACTTTCATAATAAATCGTCTGCACTCCGTCAGACCTGCTTAAGGTAACAGTATTTCGCAAAGTATCAACCCCATCGCCACCAACAATTTCTGGGCTTAACTTGTCTGGAGTAAAAATTACATCTACCAAAAGAGGAGTGTCTGTGTACCTAAAATAGATTTGATTATTTGGAAACTCAATTATGTATCCGTAAAGACCATAAACAAGCGTGACCAGATCATCCCAAGTATTTCGATAACCAACGTCAAGGGCTTGCAATGTGGTTTCAATGCCATAGTCAATGTAAGGAAAATCATTAAATTGGTTTTCGTCTACCTGATCCCAAGCCTGTGGCCCGTAGTTTTGCCAAGTTAGATTGCGGTTAAGTTCGTTCCAACGTGTCGAGTAGGAGTTAGACAGCACATACGAGGCTAGTACGTCAGTCCTATCATCAACGTATTCTGGGTTGTACCAAGTCGAGTTTTGCAGCAGAGAGATTGACGAAGTTATTGCGAATTGCCACTCTAGGACATAGCCAGACAAGCCATACGCTCGGTATGAACTGGATCGACTCGTAACAACCCCTGATTGAATAGTTGACCAAGTCAAAAAGCCTTCTTGCAAAACTTGTATTTCTATCCATGATCCCAGCTCTATGTCTGGAATGTAGTCTGTATCAAACAGCAAAGATAAAACAGTTTGGCCCGGGTATGGTGGGCTGATGAACTCCGATGTGCCTCTAGAGATGTTTATGCTGTAATCGACCCAAGACGTGATCTCTGTTGGTGTTGTGGACTTGTCTGTATTTGGTGGCAGATACACTACCCGTATCTCTGGAGTCCATGCGGTCATGGCATAGCGCCAGCAAGGTTGATCGGCCCACTGATTCTGCTCTGGGTCTGGAGTAGGCGCTCGATGCTACGTCTGGCACTAGCTGCATCCACTATGCCATTGAGGTTGATTACAGTTGTACCGCCACCACTGGCGCTGGCTTTCTGCACAAATCCTGAATTGGATGAGATGAACGTTTCTGGCCCAAACTCGCCAACTCGGTAAGCCTGACCAGACTTGACAAATCCGCCAGCACTCTTTCCCGGTGCGTTGGATGGCTCAAATGCGCCCTCTGAATAAACAAATTGTCCAATAATTGAGGCTCTAAAGTCTGATCCAAACTTGCCTACTTTGCGATAAGCGCCTGCCACTGCATTGATTGCGCCAGCGACATTGTTAAGCACATTGGCGAAAGTCTGCAAAGTGTCTGTGCCCTCTGCGGCATCCTTGCTACTTAACGCTGTAAATAGATTATTGAAACTATCGGCAAGAATCTTAAGGCTGCGACCTAGTGAGCCTGACCCAGTGTCACCAACTTCACCTTTGAGTTCCCTTGCCCGAGTGCTTAAGCCCTCTGGGTCTTTGCCACTAAAGGCATTTGAAACTTCAATGACCTGCTCGACTAGGCGCTTGAGGATAGGAATAAACTTTACGCCCACACCCTCTTGTAGTTCTGCAAAGGTTTCGCGCAAGATAGCCATTTGACCCTCAAGGGTCTTGGTATTGGCTAGGGCTGATCCGCCAAAGAGTTTTTGCAGCTGATCGGTTGCTGCCTCAAAATCCTTGGTCTTTATGATGTTCGCATCTAATGGGACACCTAGGCGAGTAAGTGCGCCCAGATTGCCGTTGTAAGCCTTAGCAAGGGCAAGGCTGACTCCCTCTAGGTCTTTGCCAGTTGCCGCGCTGATGTCTATTGCAAGATTGTTAAGTTTCTGGGCCTTGGTTACATCGCCAGTGGCTCGGGCAAGGTTAGCCAGTGCCGGGCGCAACTTTGTGTCAGCAATACCAAAAGCCATCTGCTGCTTAGTAATGTATTCCTCGGTGCTTTTGATCTGCTCGTCAGTTGCGTTGGTGGTATTGCGTAAGGCTTGAGCAAGTTTGACTTGGCTCTTTTCATCCTCAATGGCTGACTTGACACCATCAACTCCGAGCTTGACTGCATAGGCTGCAGCTGCGACACCAGCCAATGCAAATGACTTGGCCATGGCTTTGCCGTACTTGTTAATTTTGCCACTAAATGATTTTGTTTTATCGTCAGCCTTAGCAAGGCTTTTGCCAAACTGATCTACATCAGCAAGCAAGTTGAGTTTAAGTGTTCTCACATCAGCCATCAGTTGTCATCCCATTTCTTTATGACATGCCTTGTGACGGCATCTTTCCATTCTCTTGTAATTCTTGGTTGTATTTCTTTAAGTTTCTTAAAGATTCCGTATCCCTCATTGCCTCGCCCTTGAGCTGGGGAACGATCAGGGAATCGGCGGCCACCATTAGCAAATGGTGCAGGGCCACCAAACTCTGAACCAAACAACACTTGCCCAGACTTAGCGCCGCCACTCAACAAGCCTCTATTGCCGCCAATAGTTACATTTGGTATTCGGTCTTTATTGGCTCTGATTGTGGCTGCAACCTTTTGGGCTTGTGCCGGGTAAGGGTTCATGGTGTAACTGGTTTTCAATTCAGTTGCAGACCATGCGCTAATTGATGTGACATCATCCTTTAGGGCTTTCTTTGCGCCCTCATCCATCTCTCGAAAGGCTTTGTAAAGGTCACGAAGTTGTCGGCGGTCAGGCTCAATCTTAAATGTTGTTCGTTCAGCCATGACCATTCCTCTCTCGTATTAGCGTTACTGCTGTGTTAATGTCTGCGAGCGACCAGTCCATCAGGTCAGTCATTGGGATGCCGGTACTAATTGCTATCCGCACCAGCAAATCCCTTAACTCTCTTTTGGGCTTTCCTCTACCACCTCAAAGGTGTCAAACTCATTGACCACCCATGCTTGCTGGCTCGGTAGTTTCGTATGCCCAGCCGTCTTTGCTGCCTTGTAAAGTAGGCAAGTAATCACATCAAGTGATCCTTGGCTCATCTTTTCAGCTGCTTGACTGACTGTGTAGCCGAGTTCTCTTTCGATCTCGACCCATAGCCATGCACTGTCATCGCTCACTATGTAGTTGTTGCCCTGTTTTGTTGTTACTTGGTATTCCATAATGCTTGCCCTGTTCTCTCGGTTATGTACGGGTTACTGTTCCATCCTCAACTACAAAGCTGAGGGATGTGGTCAATACGTCAGTGGCCGCGCCGCCGACTGTTGGAAATACTGGGAATAGGTTGCCAGCAAATGTGTCACCGTTTACATCGAAACTGAATGCCAGTGATGTATCTGGTGCAGTGTTGGCTGCATCCCAAAGTGCAGAGATGATGCCAGCACTTGATGAATCATCTAGGTATAGTTCCACATTTAGTGTGGCGGTCTTGTCTACAGTCTTGTAAGCGCGACCCGATAGCACTTCTAGGACCTGCTGATTGTTTTCGCGCTCAAGTGTGACTGTGGATGCTTGGTCAGCGTAGGACACCGAGTTGATGGTCAGTGTCAGATTCCGACCAGTTATGTATGTTGCTGGCATGACTTGCCTTTCTAGTTGGTTGTGACCATCTCAATGGAGAGTTGGCTGATTAGCATGTCGGCATTTCCGATTTGCTGGACTTGGGGTTGTGACCATCCACCTAAGAATGAGATGTTGTTGGCCAATAGGTCTGTGACACTAAAGATTAAAGTTTCTAGGTTAGCCAGTGCGGCTTGGTTGTCAGCTGCATTAACTATGCAAGTAATGTCAAAGCGCACATGGCAACGAGCGCCACCGATAGCGCCGACTGTGATGTAAGGCGATCCCGGCACAAGCACAATGGCTGATGGCGTGATGTTTTCTTTTGGGTATGAGTAAACTACTCGCCCGGCAGCTGCAAGAGTTGTGGCTAGGGCTGTACGATAACTGGCAAGGTTTCCCATTATCCGACCATGCCTCTAGTGTCCATCCACTTGCCAAGTAATCCTGATACTCGGGTAAATAGGGATCGGCCTAAACGGTATGGCGCTGGGCTTTGGAAGTCCACACCCTGCTGGCCAAGTGTGCCAGTGCGTGTGATCCAGATGTCACATGCTATTGCAAGACATGCCTCATGTATTTCTGGAACTGTTTCGAGATCAACAAACTCAACGTCATTGGCAAAGCCATAAGGCACAACTGCCTGCTTTGGGTTTGTTCCAGTTACGATTGCAAAACTAAAGGAATAGTCTGTGCGCTTTGTGATTGTGTGTGTGCCGTTAAAGTGTGCGCCACAGCCATCAACTGTTAAAGTCTGGCCAACATAAAAGTCATTTACTCGGTCAGTGTAAAGCGTGGCTACTGTGCCTACGCGCTCTCTGGCCACAATGGAGTATTGGTTTTTGACAAGCAAAGATAAAAGGATGTTTTCAGCTGCATCGGCTACTTCCTGCACAACTGCATCAGCATAGATGTCACCAATACCAAGTACGGCTTTTAGCTCGCTAATAGTAATTAGTGCCATCTCAAATCCTTATCTATAGGGGGTGTGTGGGGGGCACAGGGCCGCACCCCCCACACGATTGAATAACTTGATTTAGGTCAAGTTAAAGCGGCGTACGCCACCGGCAGTCAAAACGCCGACTGCGAGATATCCATACAGTGCTGTCTCGATCTCCCCCGAGGTCACTACGTTAGTGCTCATTCTCAAAATCGGGCTCTCGTAAATGGCTACTGCTGATGGAGTGACAATAAATGCCGACTCGTCAATAACAGTTGATACTGCGTTTGGATCTACGTACAGATCAAGTCCAAGCACGTTGCCGCGTAGGGACTGTGGGCCTGCAACTCCACCGTTGTTCTGTGGGTTGTATGCGTTGTAGATTGGGCGACCAGTTGTGTCGGTTGCACCCATCAACAATGACCACTGGCCAGTGCCTGCAATGTAAGCGCTTGGCAATTCACCAGTTGCTAAGTAAGCGGCTGGTGCTTGGGATGATACGAAACCGATGATTCCATCAGAATCAGCATCCTGTGCTGTCGCTGCTGTTCCACCTGCGGTTAGTGCTGCGATTACTGCGGCATCAGTTGCCTTGTTGTAAGCGCGTGTCATGTTATCAACCATTGCTTGGAAAAAGTCTGGGCTTGAACGCTCTAATAGTTCTACCGAGTAACGCTGCATACCTGCAAACTTGTTTACATCTAGGTTGACGTATGAGCTGACAATGCCAGTCTCTGACGGGCCAGCACCTTCGTTGGTGTCTGCCACAGTGCCGTTTGTTGTGATTTTTGGATGTGAGATGACCATCCCGGAGGCAGTAATTGCACGTGATCCGATTGCATCAATGGCTGGACGTGATCCGATTGAGTTATCGATAACAGTGTTTACATACTGTACTGGGGTGAATGCTGGGTTAGTGCTGAATGAATCATCAGCAGCCATTACATACTGGGCTGAATCATGGTTGCCCATTTTGGCCTTGATGCTGTGCTCTAGGTAAGAGGCTTGGCTGTTGATTGGGCTACGAGGCTTTACGTAGGCCACTGGTGCAGCTGCATGAACAACCGCTGCTGCGGTCACTTCATCTGCCACTGGTGCGGTTGTTTCTTCCACTTGTGTCTCCTGTGGGTTTTCCTCTGCTGGGGTTTCAGCTTCGGTGGTTTCTGGGGTTTCATCGTTGTCAGTTGCTGCGACATCGAGAATCTGTGCATCCTTAAATGCTGGGTTAGTTACATGAGCAACGGCCTCTAGGTTTGCAGATGCTACAACCATCACGCCCTTTTCCATTGTGTACTCATTAACTTTGGCTTCAATGCTAAATGCCGGGCGCAAGCCCTCGGCTGCTTCTACAAGTGCATCATTGCCTGCGTTAGTAGGTGCGATCTTAAAAGCCATAGAAATGCCTGCTGGACTTACCTCTAATGAATCACCAATGCCCCTGCCCAAAGGTCGGGTTCTATCGTGCTCGGCATTAAGGATGATTTGACTTGGATCAATGTCACCAAATGCGCCAAACTCAAAACGCACTGGCCCTGCTGATGTATTTCCGCTTTTGCCAAACGGTACAACCAAGCCTCTTATGGTTCTGGTTTCAACGCTTGCGGCCAATACTTGGCCCTCAAAATTAAGTTGCATTTGCTTCATTTCCTCTCGGTGCGAGATCCATTTCCTCACGCGCTTCATCAATGTCAATTAGTCCAGCTGCAAGCATCTTTTCTAATACTTCAATTTGTTCTAGTGGGTTACCTCGTAAGTAATCATCTAGATCAAAGCGAACAACTTGCCCTCTTGGGGTCACATCGTTCATCGTCAATCTCTCGGCAATAGCCGACATAAATGGCTTAAGTGAGAAGTCAACTAGGCTTCGGCGCTCTTGGCTTACGTTGGAGTAAGTGGCGCTGGCTGTTTCGGCGTTGATGTACCACGCTGGGATGTTGCACATGCGAGCAATTTCAGCGGCTGTGTTAAGTCGTGATTCTGTAAGTTGCATTTGCCCGGCATCGTAGCCAAACGTCGTTACATCTAAAGGCCCTGACAAGTAAGCAGTCGAGCGAGTGGCTCGGGCTTGCTTCCATTGTGCTAACAGGCTTGATACCTGCTCTGGTGGTAGGTCAACGCCAGAGTTTTTAATAACCATAGTTGGATTTGGCTCACTGGCCATTCTCTGAACGGCTTCCTCAAGCTTTAATGCTGTAGAGATAGTGCGGCCACCTCGGTTGAGTATGCCCTCGTCAATACCGCTAAACATGATTAGAGATCCAACACCAGTTGCAGGGAGTAATCCACCCTCAATGTAAAAGCCGTTAACGATTTCTTGAGTGTTTAGATCAGTTGTGAATGTAACGCGTGTTGGATCAATTCTGCGAGCCTGTGTTGGTCTGCCGTCCTCTGCACTTACCTCTAGGACTTGCCAGAAACAGCGACCATGAAATAACAAGTCCTCTACGGACCATGCGATCGTGATGGCTAAAGGCAATGCTGGATCAGGTTGTCTAAGGATACTGCGACCCTCAATCTTTGCCCCTGTGATTTCGTTGTATGAATTAAGGCCAAGTGTGGCGATTGTGCCAGCAATGATGTTACGAGCTCTGGCCACTGCCGGAACCTGCATAGCGCTTGAGCGATCAACTCTGAAAGTATTAAAGGGAGTAAAGTATGCATCTTGGTAAAACGGGATAGCAATACCTGCTCGGGCTTCAATGTCTGGTTTCTGTTCAGGTGTACCCAATAAGAAATCAATAAATCCCATACTTCATTATCTCATAAATGTGTGACATTCAAGCATCTAGTGCGCGTGTCGAGAATTGTGTGGGTCAGTGATAGGAGTGACTGACCCACACAATTAAGGTACTGCCAAGTAGCCCTTAACTACTAATGATACTCACAGTCTGTTGTGGCGCACAAGCATGACCTGCCGCCATTACTAAAGCGACTGCAGCTGTGATCGGTACTTGCGCTGCTCTACGTGCAATGCGCCAGCCACCATCACTTGCAGGTCTACGAGCGCAACTAACTAAGTGACTATGAAGTGTGGCTTGGCCGGGATGAATAAACTTGCCCGATTGCATTGCATTGAGTGTTTGATCGCAACTAATAGCAAAGCCAGCACTGGCCCATGGTGTCGGCTCGGTAGCAACCCCAGCTTGAGCCAGCCTTGGCGCAATGTACCCAGCAGTGTTTGGATCATAAGCAAGTTTTCTAGGTCTGTACCTGCGAGCCAGTTGTGCTATTTCGCCTGTAAGTTCCAAGTCATTTATTCCGCCATCTCGCTTCCATTCATGTAGAAATACAGCCATGCCCTCTGGGCGCTCTTGAATAGTTACTAGACATGCAATTTCTCGGTTAAAGTTCAGGTCTATAGCCATCCATGTTGGCAGTTCATCCTCTAGGGCTACATCAGTCTCGCCAGCATTCCACATGTCCATTGGCCATGGTGAATCAATGGCATCTACCCACATACACAGTGTCTCTGTTTTGAATGCATCCTTGGTGTCAAAGATTGATGCATCTTTAATGTTTTCTTTTGTAATTGTGTAGCCCATTGCAGGATTAGCCATGGCCCATGCCTTTTCATCATTTACATCTGATCCGGGTGGGGCGCTGTATTCGTAGTAACCCATTCGGGTTGAATCAAAGGTCAAGGCTCTACGCCTTTGCTCATTAAGTACATTGCTGTTTAGGTCGCCAGCATTGGATGTCCAAAACACTTGAGCATTAGGTCTGGCTCGGGTAATTGGGGTAACGGCTGCCCATGTAGCCTCGTCAATTTCTCGGAGTTCATCTACATACAGCAAGTCGGCAGTTGAACCACGTGGGCCCTCGCTGGTTGCAGCTCTAATCGCGTACTTTCTAATGCGCTCACATTTGCCATTACATGACTTGGGGTAGTGGTGGCAGTACACCTCTAATTCCTCTTGGCCGTTAGTCCGGGATACTCGCTTAATTCGCTTTCGCATCCAGTCAAGGCTCTCTGCCATGTCCACAGTTTGCTTGAAAGTATCCAGCGATAGTTGGCGTGTCTGTGACATGGCGATGATGCTTTTCTCACCAAAGATGTACAGGCCAGCCAGCATACGCATCCGCATCATGTGGGTCTTGCCATTTTGGCGAGCCACTAGCACCCCTACTTGGGATCTGGCCCATGTGCCATCTTTATTAAGTGTTAAAGCATCATCCAATACATGCTGTTGCCAAGGCAGTCTCTCTCGCCCGGCGCATGGCCAAGGCACTAGATACAGCTTTTGATCTTGGCGCTGACCTAAAAGACATAACAGCGTTAAGTGGTAAGTTTTTACTTTTCTAAAGCAGTTAACACCAACTTTTGAGAATCGGAACTGCCGGAAAAAGGATGAGGAAAAAGACGGAAAAACCTAATTTCGGGATTTCCCAAGGCCTTTCAAAAACAACAATCCAAAACCCCCCACCAAAACCTGCC